TTTGAGTATTTCTCATTAGTAATCCCTTTCGATTATCATATCTATATAGTGTTTAGCTTTTAGAAGGTCCTCTTTCCCACCTTTTTTATTAGCTCTCACTATGTATTTTATAGCGTTGCCTTCAGCAAAAAGCAACTTGTTTTTATTTATAAACTCCGCTGGTTGAATGACAAAGTCTTGGTAGTGTTTACCACCCACTTGTTTTAGCAAAGATTTTAAATCTCCTAATTTAGCATCTTTATTTATTACTCCTGATTTTAATAACTCTTTATATTTATTTTTCATATTATATAAGCTCGATCAAATTTTTTAGGATCTACAATATGCAATTCACGCTTCGCTCTCGTCGCACCAGTGTAAAACAATCTATGTAATTCATCTGGGTCATGGCTAAACGTCTCTATGGCTGCACCTGTAATGTCCTGTAACAATAAAACTTTATCAGCTTCTCCTCCTTTTGCTCCATGTATGGTTGACATTATTATACGAGGATTTTTATTTATCATCTCACCATTCGCCCTCATGTTACGAATGTAAGTTTCAGTGAGAGTATCTAAACCCTCAAAAGAATCGTACCAAACTTTATTTGTTACTAATCCATGTTGTTCTTGACAATCTTTTAGTGTATACTTCTCCTCCGAATGTAAAGTTTTACCCTTTCGAAACCCATCTACAACATTAGATCCTAAGTATTCATATATATTTTTAATTTCTATTGTATTTAAATAGCTACCTTTACGCCAATGCTCCCAGTTATTAAGAGCCAATAACAATTTTAAAGGCACAGAATTAATTCCTTTGCATTGATAATACCAACCTTGTAGTTCACATAATTCTTTTACATCATCTAAAAAATAATTAGCTGAAGATAAAACTAACCAATTACCCTTACTCATATTTACTTGAGTTATGTCAGAGTATCTTTTTAAGATTCCTATTTCATCTCTAGGTTTATAATTTTTATCAAATCTATTCTGTACTTTTCTAATAATATTTTGAGACAATTCATGTATAGGTCCTCCTGGTATTCTATAAGATTGATCTAATACTTGTATGTCATTTACTTCTTCTTTAAGTGCAATAAAATGATCTACATCAGCTCCAGCCCATTTAAATATTGCTTGATCATCGTCACCTGCTATGTAAGTTTTATCTGCATTAGACCATAAAGAACGAACTAACTCCCATTGTATTAAAGATAAGTCTTGAGCTTCATCTATAAATAAAGCTTTAAAAGATGGTTTATCTTCTTTAGCTATGCAATCTTCTAGTAAGTCTGTAAAATCTTTAAGACCTTTTTCTTTTTTATATTTCTTTAATTCATCCGATAATAAAAAAAGTGTATCTCTTTCTATATCTAATATGTTTTGTCTAGAATCATAGTACTCTAAAAGATCCATACGTTTAACTCTAGCTGTATTCATAATGGTTAAGTATTCATTATCAGAATTAAAAGTACCATCATCTTCAGAATATTTTGCTGTCTTAATTGGTATTCCAACTAACTTACCAAATTCTTTATAGTCATCACCAGTCATCATTTTTTCTTTAGTCATACCTAAATTTTTAAAAGCAAAAGAATGTAAAGTTCTAAAGTTTTCTAAATCTGTATCTACATCTAAATTAAATTTATCAGCAGCTCTTGTTGCAGCTTCTCTCGCAGCTTTACGAGTAAAAGAAAAGTAACCTATTTGTTTAGGTCTGATCCCCTGCTTTATGAACTGGTCTACTAAATTTAATAATGTTGTTGTCTTTCCTGTTCCCGGTGGACCCAATATTATTGTTTTCATATTTTTTTAATTTTCTTTCTGCTATTTGTAATTTTATAGTTTTTTCTTCTAATCTTTCTTCTAGGTCTTTTATAATCATTCTAAACTGTAAGTGCCAATTAACTCCTATTTTCATTAGAATGCCTCCTTATGGTACTCAACATTAGATATTGTTGTCTCTGTTTTCTTCATTGTTTTAATTTTAATAAGTCTAGGGTATTGTTTTTTAATTGGAATCCTTGTTTCATCTACAAATATAGTTTCTAATCTTTTAATTAAATTACCTGTTTTAGTTTTGTCTTGTTCCCAATTATTCTTTTTACAAAAAGCAAAAAAATCATCCATTCTAAAATAAGTAAATTCTGATTTATCATCTGTAAAAGGAAGTTTATTAAATATATCTTCCATAGTTCTTGCTGATTGCCTATTGGTAGTCCAATCTTGTAACAACCCTGTAATTTGATTCATTGGATCTAAAGATTGTAATGGTTCTATCTGTTGTAAATTTTGCATCATAGGTTTTAAAAATAATTCTTTCCAATCTTTTGCTTTTGGTACAGGTACAACTAAATTAGCTTGATCTAAACATGCTAAAGCAAATAAAGGTGAGCTGTATAACTGTTCTGATTTTAATTCGATCCGCGATTCACCAACATCTAAAAACCATTGTGGTGGATTAGATGTGTACTTCGTTAAGTTACCCAAAATAGGCATAGATTCTTCTCCAAATCCTACACCAAATCTTTTAGTTCTACATAAACCTGATTGACATACAGAGTTTATAGGTGCGTCTTTACATCTATATTTATCATAACCTTTTCTATTTATAGATTTAATTAATTGTTGAACCTCACTATTGCTTAGTGCTGGTGTCATATATTTTATATTAGCTTTAACTATTTCATCTTCCCATGTATCAGGGTTGGCTTGTTTATAATAAACTGCAATATTAAACAAAGCATTATTTCTAGACCCCTCACCAAAACCTGTTGAAGCTAATTTGTTTAAGCAAGGAGGTCCATTAGGAAAAGCTTCTTCTATTTTCTTTTCTTTGATTTTAATTTTTTCGACTTCTTCTTTACTGCAACTGTAAACATCATAGAGCTTATAAAATTCCTCAAGTGTACAACCGGAGCCATTATCGTTGATAGCATATCTTAATCCTTTCATCTGATTGTGGTAAGGTAAGTTTAAAAAATTACCAGTGTCACCACGTTCCACTAGTATTTCTGTTTGTTTAGGAAAGATTTCTGATCCTTCATATCCTAAAGCAATTGACATTTTTTTAAGTGTGCTCTGCATAAGAGATGCAGAGATAAATTCTGTAGTAAATAAAAATACATGAGCACCGCCTGATTTAGAACGGCAAACTATTAAGGGGAGATTAAAATTTCGTATGCTTTGAATGAGCTTGCTGTGATCAAAATTATATTCATCGATATCAATGCAACCCCACCTACACGTATTATCTTCTGTAATAGGGATAATTCCGAGAGCCGGACCTTCTCCCTGTAAATGCTTTTCCCACAAATCATCGCTAACATTCTTTCTGACAATGAATGCCTTGCCACCTTGTTTGTTACCATTGGTTGCTCGATCACCTTTTTGATATTGTCCATATGCTATTTTTAATCCTTCAAAGATATTTTTAAACTTCATATATAATTCTTCCTTCTATTTGTAAAGGGGGTCCAGTATCCATATTTATATTTTTTAGGTATAAACATTTCGTAAGCCGACCCCCAATATTAACTAAAACGGTGTTGCCGCTCCAGTTGACTTCTCTTCCACATCTGCTTTTGTTTGCACGTTACCTTTAGAAGCACTAGAATTAAATTCTTTAGACTGTAAGTATAAAGATTTATCCTCTTGCCCCATGATTCTGTCCATGTTTACAACCCAACCATACCAAGAACCTTTGTCGTTCTTTTGTAGATTTGATTGAAGATTGTAGACAACCCCATGCATAGGTGGGATAGCAAATCCACCTTTTCCATCGTCAATTTGAACGGATTTCATCATTGAATTCCATTTTTTACTGACACCTAGTTGTGTTGATTTCATCGTTATCAACGCAGGTGTATAAGCACCTGATTTTGTTTGAACCATAACATAGTAAGAAGCTGTTTCTTCTAAGTAGTTACCATTTGGTAATCTAATTTTAGATCCATCTCTCTTACCTGTTTGGATTACCGGACTGCCTGGTGAGTGAACAGCTACTGGTGCTCCAGGGCCATCTCCTCTATCAGACCATTCTGGATAGTCCTTCTTATAATAACAAGGAATAACCTTGATACCTTTTTTACCATCGAACATTTCGCTGGTAACAGTATTATAAATCATGCCTGGTTTAGCACCTTCTATATACTTCGCATCACCATCAGTTACCTGTGGTGATAGTTGTCCTAGGATTCTTACAAACGGTAACGCCATATCTTCTTGCGTCATGTTTTCAAAACCTTTGGACAGATCGTTTCCGAATAACGAAACCGATCCACTTGTCTTAGCTTTTATTTCATTAGCCATTATACATTCTCCATTTATTTTTTCCGGCTGATTTTTGTTTTGTCTTTAATCCATAGACTAAAAACTTCAGAAGGCATGTCCAAACCGGTTTGAACACGCTCCTGATATAGGGCAGTCAAAGTATTCCAAGCCACATCAGATTTCTGTTGTGGTTGATATCCATTGTTTGCCGCAAGGTCTAGCAATTGCTTCGCCTTGTCATCTTCTCCTTTACCAAATGTTACAAAAACATTATTTTTGATAATGTCTCCTAACCCCTGATCTCGAAGCCATTTATAAGCTTCTTCCCTTTTAAAATCGTCCTTAGGAAGTGTAGCTCTATATTCGGTTTTAACAGTTACAGATGATCCATCTGACAACTTAATTTGATTGAGCCCCTGCTCTTTCAATAATTCAGGTATTACCTCTGAACTAATTACATCAGCCTCAGCTTTTTTAGCTTTCAGCTTTTCTTCTAACTCTGCAATTTCATCTTCTTTATTTTTAAGAAGTTTACATTGCGTAGCTATGTCTGTTATTTCAATGTTATCTAAAAGATCTTTTGTATCTTTTAACATCATTTTATTCATCTCACTCATAGTTATCCTTTCTGATATAGATCGAAGTTTATAGGATAGTATTTAGCCTCTCGTCGATCCCATTTCAAGAGGTTAAATTTACCGTTTGTTTTATCACAAACGATTGCACAAGATATACCAATTATAGCTGGATCTCCTGTGAGCAATACATAGTCTTGTTGTCTAAAGTCTCTTAAGTTCTTTTGCATTTTAAATACAAATGGACTTGATGAAAATATTATCTGTGAATCTGGACCATAGTTAG